ATGAGGTAATCAGATTGTTGGCGGATGATAGCCTCAAACGTGTCCGGTGTCAACCCGTAACCTACATTATCCCTAGTTGATAGTCGGAAGGAGAATACTTGTGGGTCTCGATCCACCCTTGTAGGGTTCCCCATGTCCCACAGATCGGCGTAATCGTTGATCCCCTCGGTCGGAGTACCGATGAAGTGGAGCTGGCCCCCTGTGGACAGGCGCCGTAGGTTAAGTACCTCTTGGTAGATCTGCATAAGGTGGGGCTCGAATGCCGCCTCGTCGAAGGAGATTCCGTTCATGTCCTTGCCCAGCAGCGCCTTGGCCTTGTCCTGGGTGGTGCGGAAGTTAACGTTAGCCCCGCCGACTAGTGGGTGGAACTGTAGCCAGAGGTACTCACCCCTGTACTTCTTTGTGTGGTCCACTACCTTGCCGATCTCGGAGATCAGAGGGCAGCCCCGGCCTCTCTGTGCCGGGTGACCGCCCTCTAGAATCATCGAGACTTCGCGGTGCACCAGCTCCGCTGTCTCCTGTTGAATCCCCACGTGGTACCACTCATACGGTGCGTTCTGCCAGCGCATGGCATCCTCTGCGGTACCGTCAGGTGGCTGAATACCAAGCTTGTAGAATGCGCTATGGAAGACGGCGACTGCCATTCCTAGTGTCTTGCCAGCACGGTTGCCAGCAGAGCAGACAGTGGTTAGGTACTTAGGACGCCATCCGGACTCATCCCGTGCTGCGATACCCTCTACCCATGCAATCTGTCCAGCATGGAGTTCGATCCCAAGCCAACGCTTGGCGAAGAATACAGGGTCGTTCCTGCCAGCAGCCAGGTCTCTGGCCGCATCGCTAGTTACATTCACTTCTTCTTGGCTGTCTTGGCTGAGTCCTTAAAGTCCTTGGCGCTAGGTGCGCCCTTGCTTCCTGGCTTTCGCATCTTCTCTCCAGAGCCGGCGGCAATCCGCTTCTTCTTAGCGTTAATGTTTGCGTATAGTCCCTTAGCCACGTTTCGCTCCCTTCTTAATCCTGGAGACGACAAGCTTCCCTGCCTTCTCCTTTACAGCCATCCCTGCGCGCTCGGTCTGAGCCTTGAGGGACCTGTACTTCTGGGCGACGGTCATCTTCTTCGTCTTAGCCATTCTTCTTCCCTTTGTTCCTGGCGCTAATCGCGGCAGCCTTCTTCTTGGCGTCGGCCTTGCTGCTAGCTCCCCATGCCTGTAGGCTAAGGAGCAGACGAGTAGGTCTTCCCTTCTCGTCTTTCTCTGGTCCTGGCATCCCGCCCATACGGGCTAGGAATGAGGCACGGCGTGGGTTGTCACCAGACTTGACTGGGGCCTTAAGGGTGCCGCCCTTGTAGGAGGCACGACCCTTGGCGTTCAAGCCGCCCTTAGGGTCTTTACCTTCCTTGCGTGTCCAGGCTGGTGTCTTAGGCATTATCGAAGGTTCTTGTTCTTGCGAACAACTTTTCGAGTTGTCGCAGCAGTGGTTCTTCTTGGTCCAGCTGCTCTGTAGTCAAGAGTCTTCTTCATTGCATTCGTAATCATATCAAAGTCCACACCGCCCGACCCACCACCGTAGTCAAACGGATCATAATATGCATCATCAATATTGACCGTCTCTGTGAATCCTTTATATCTAGTGTTTACAATTCTTCCTGAAACTGGACGAAGGAAATCTGGTCTAGTGTCATCAAGACCAATTTTTCCTCTCTTGAGATTTCTTACCTCAAAGATTTGAGCTGCTTTTTCGTACGCCTTGTCATAAGATGTTCTCAAGGGACCCCTAAAGAAGTCTTCAACTCGGTTACCGGTATTCAAGGGCTGGCTACTATTGCCAGGCTTGATGCTTGGGCCAATCTTACCCACGCCAGTTCTACCAGCTCGAGTCACAGCAGCGCTGCGCTCTGCTACGGTCATTGGTCGTGCGCCACTTAGCGCCCTTCCAATCTTTGGTGCAGCAAACCCTAATACCTTTGTTGCTCCTAAGGCGGCAACTCCAAGCGCTTCACCAAGAAAGAAATTTCCAAGTGTATTAAACGCGTCCACGCTTGAGATGCTCCGGACACCAGAAGCAGATCCAGTAATCGGTCCGCCGCTTCGGATAAGACCTCTTACAGTTTCTGCGTTTGTGATGTTCTTGTACTTATCTAGGGGAGCCTTACGACGTGCGACTCCCGATGTTCTGTTCATTTCTTTAGGCGTTGCCATCTGTAATCTCCTCTGACTGCATTTCAATTACCTGGTAAACCGGGCCTCCGCCCAGGATGCCAGCTAAAGTTACAGACAGTTCTCTGTCTGCCGACTTTTCAACACGTCGGTCGATCATTTCCTGTGCGCGCAAGCCCTCTGCCAGTGTTGGCATCAGTTCACCTGCGTCCACCATTATCATGACTTGGTCCCTGACCAATGCTGCCAGATCTCCGCTGGCTTTAATAGTCTTCTGGTTCTGCTTGAACTTCTTGATCACCTCGGCCTTGGCAGCCTGATACTCTGTGGTTAGGTGGGACCGCTTATGCTGACCCAAGGTGATGCGAGAAATGTAAGCGCCTTGTTCCTTAAGCCATGCTGCCACCTTCGTATCAGCTAGGCCATTTGACATCTTCTGGTTGATCTGATCCACGAACGGGCTGCGGCATGCAGCGCATCGCTCTAGGACAGGGGCGAGACTAGCGAGTACGGCCATACCGCGTGTTGTCCTCATCTAGCCAGCGCTGTAGTACGAGTAGTGCGGCACCGATAGCCGATGCTGCGATAGCCTTGGCGCCATCTCCGGTTAGGTCAAAGATGCTTACACCTAGACCGATGAAGACGGCGATTGCCGTAGATAGGGCTGCTTGTACAGCGTCGAGCGCTGCAGCAATGATCTGATCCTTCATTGTGTTATCTCCTTTCGCCACCTGAATTCTTGATACGATTCCCTGGGCCACCTTCATGGCAGCGACAGTATCGATTGATGTCTTAGAGATAGTCCGAACAGGAGGCGTAATAGCCACAGGTGCAGATGAGCTTACAGGCACGATCTGTGAGACCGGAGCCGCAGTTGGGACAGGTGCGGATGATTTCTTCGGGACTGCCGTAAAGATCAGGCAGCGCTTGTGTGGCAGGTCGCCCTTCGAACGGGCAATCACCTTCAGGTCCGCAAGAGAGATCTCTACAGCATAGGTCTCTTTCCCCTTGCCGCTCATCGTTGGGTCCGCCCATTGTACCTTCCCTTCGCTAAGAATCGCGCAGGTCATATGCCCGTACGTCTTGCCTGGATTACGCCGCTGGTGGGACTTGTGCCACGCGCTCATAGGAACGGTCGCTGGGTAGCCCCTAGCCTGCTCTACGTTGATTCCTACGACTGCCCCAGCCTTCAGTGCCGCGACAATCTCGTCCCAGCCCTTTGGGTACTTAGGCTTGAGTCCTACTAGCGGCGCCGCCTTGACTAGTTGAGCAAGGGATGTAGGAGTTCCTTTGCCCTGTACGTCTATTCTGCCAACCTTGGTGAGGAACTTTACCCCGTCCTTGGATGTGTAGGTCGAACCGGTAAGGAAGTTGGCCGCAGCCATAAGAGCGGAAGGTGCGCAGTCATCCATCCAGCCACCTTTCTCGATGTTGTCGGTCTGGGTTACGATCTTTAGTTTACTCATTATTTCCCACCATTCATCCAGGCTAGTACTCCGCCGAGTCCGCTTATTCCAAGTAGCGCAATGACAAACTTCGCCAACCGATAGGCTCCGCGTGTCTCCGCAAGCTCTACCTTGATCTCTGCGAGATCAATCTCAATGCGGTCGAGACGCTCAAGGATCTGGTCAACGTTTGTCTTAGTCATTTTCAACACGGTTGTAGATTGATCCGCAGGCGTCGCATGTGTACCACTCTCGGTCATTTGGAACAAGCTGTCCCTGCCCATTGTTTGGGCAACCCTCTATGGTGCAGACAAGGTTCCACATTATGCGAGAGCCATCACATTTAGCTGCCAGTATGCAAGGGACAATACAAGCCCGTTAGTAGTTTGTGTTGTGCCGTACAACTTAATTTTTCTGGCACTAGTTGTATCCGCTGTCCAGATTTGGTTAAATGCCACAGTTGAACCGCGACCGCTCGTGCCGAAGTTGTCGGCTCGTCCGTAGCCAAGAGTATCTACAAGCGTGTTAGAAGAATCAGTTAGCGTTACTCGAACAAAGGTATATTGAATGGTCGCTGTATTTAGTGAGGCATACCCAGTCATTGTTACAAAGAACTGTTGACCAACAAAGTCTGGAGTAAACGATACTTCGCAGTTTGCTCCACCAATTGCGTAATAAGTACCAGCAGTTGTAACGGTAACCGTATCAGCAGAGGCATCGTTTCCAGTTCCAGCCTGATTCCAAGAAGACAACTTAATGTAGTCGCTTGCCGTGACCTGGTTAAACGTAACGTTGCTGGTTGTAGCAATTGACTGAGGAAGGCTTAGCGTAACTGCCCCAGTGCTAGCGCTGGCAACAACCTGGTTGGCTGTCCCGGTAACGGAAGATACGTTAGAAGACCATGTTGTGTCGTAGTCCGTGGCGCTAACCTTGGAAAGAACCTGACCAGTTGTTCCCCCAACCGCAACCCCAGGCCCAGTTGCCCCTGTCGCTCCAGTAGCGCCATTTGTGCCGTTAGTTCCGTTAGTGCCGTTAGTTCCTGCTGGGCCAGTAGCCCCAGTTGCCCCCGTAGCACCAGTCGGCCCTGTTGGTCCAGTAGGTCCTGGAACCGTACTGTCTGCCCCGGCTGCCCCAGTAGCACC